CTAATCAGTTTGCTAGCTTATGGCCATACTTTGAAAAGATTAGTCCTAAACAAGGTTACTTAGAGGGTGGTTTACTATTCTATCCTGGTACTAAACCAGATGGTACTAGTGCTATGCCTGTACTGAACAAAGAAACAAACACATACGATTTCACTCCCAACATCACTACGTTTCACATCCCAGTTGATAGTGAATTAGGTAAGAAGATTGCTAAATCAAAAGTAATGGTAGCAGCGACAGGTTACTATCCTACTATGGGTAGTAGCGATGAACAACGACTACCAAATGCAGAGAGTTTAAGTGTGCCGGGCGTTATCGTACAAGGCACTACATATGTTCAAGAACCAGTACCATTAGATAGTAAAGGTCTTGATGCTATGGAAAAGTTTATTAAATCAAATGCTAAACTAATTGATAATTATCTAGCACCTAAGCCGGGGTTAAGTAACCCAGGTGGTGAACTATATACTTACTTGAACAAACACTTGCGTACTGAAGGATTACTTGCTGACTTCCCAGACTGGGCTAATGCTAATCTAAGTGCTAAGAAAGCACAAACAATGTTAAGCGACCCTAAGGGATTGAAAGCAACATTGGGTGCAGTAGAAGGACTAAGCAAGCAAAAGAATGTATTGATTAATCAACTAAGTCAAGGCTTACATGGTGGTATCAAACAAACTAAACCAGAAGGATATGCACAAGCACATCCAGGTAAACAATTCAACTATGACATACCAGGACAGTTTATCAAAACAATTGACCAGACTAACTGGAGTCCAAAAGAATCAGTAGTTAATGAAGCTAAAAAAGGTAGTAGTGCTGTACTAGGTTGGGGCCGTGGTATGGGACATACTGGACATGATGCACTAGTAACAGCAGTTACACATCAAGCAGAAACTACAGGTGCTACACCTTACTTTGTAGTATCACGCAGTTTTGGCAAAGACGATCCTATTCCACCTGAAACAAAACTAGCAACATATCAAAAGAAATTCCCTAAGTATGCTAAGATGTTTAGCTTACCAACAGCAGAAGCACCAACACTAAATCATGTATTAGCAGATTTAGCAACTAAAGGTTATACTGATGTTACACTAGTTGTAGGTGCAGATCAAAAAGAAGCGTTTGGTTATTTAACAAGACCAGACAAGTCAGGTGTTCCACCATACAAGAACTTTGGATTGAACAGTCTAACAGTAATGAGTAGACAAGATACTAAAGCACCTGGTAGTGATACCAGTAAACCTGACTACCACGAAGGACCTCGTGCTACTCCAATGCGTCAAGTATTGCTTGACCCAAACAAAACAGAACAAGAACAATTTGCAGTATGGCGTCAAGCAATGAGTCCTTCACTAGATGATAAAGAGGTACTAGATATGATGAATACTGCTAAACAAAATCTTGTTCAGTTTCACACACCAAAGCCAAGACGAAAAGCAAGTGATATAAAAGAACACATTGCTAAGATGCGTCCATTACTAAAAGAAGCAAGTGTTGAGCAAAAGTATAAAATGCTTAAGTTGATGAAAGAGGCATATCAACAAATTGATAAAGGTGTGGCGGAAGGCTCCGAGACAGCAGCAGAAATTGACAAGGAGATTGAGTTTCACAAACTAGGTCAGGCAGCGGCACAATACAAAGGTTGGATGAACAAGATGCACGCCAAGAAGATTCGTGACCTTGAAGCCAAAAAGGCTGCATTAAAGCAAGGTGTGGCGGGAGGCTCTGAAGAATCATACATCATTGTGAGAACTAATGCTGAAGGCAAGAAGGATGTGTTTGCTGGTAATTTTGATACCTACGAACAAGCACAGAAAGAATTAGATGCTTGTCTGGCACACCCATTACATACCAAATATAAACAAAAATTTGAAATCAAAAGAAAAGGTCAGCAAGGTGTGGCGGAAAAAATGAAGATGGGTGCTACAATTGAACCTATTGAAGAAGATGATGTTATACCTCACATGGTCAAAGACTTGACTGGCAAAGGTGCCCCTGTCGCTAAACTAAGAGCCGCACGAGATAAAGAACAAATGAAAAAGCGTGAGCGTAGTGATGGATTACCTGTTGAACCTAAATTTGATTACCTAGACGAAAAATAAAAATATTTCGTACCCCTCTTCCTGATGTAAATAATTATATCTTAATAAGAGGACCAAATGGCAACAAGAAAATCTAAATCAACAGAACCAAAAACTGTACCTGTAGAAAAAGTACAGGAAATTGCTGAACA